AGCCGGATAGCTCGCAGCCGATGTTTGATGGTTTTGGCCGTGCTCTGTGTAATGGGTATTACACCGGCACACGCAACAAAAGATGTTAAACAAAGCACATCAATAGATTCATTAAAGCTTTATGCACATTCGAGGATTATTAATTACAAAGAGTTTCAATGCTTTAATACATTGATAACCAAGGAAAGCAATTGGAGAGTAGAAGCTATCAATCCCAATGGCAATCACTTTGGCTTAGGTCAAATGCGTAACACCAAGTATCGCAACCTTGATGGCTATCGCATGATTGACTGGACATTGCGCTACATAGATCACAGGTATGAAGGCAAGATATGCAATGGGGCATTAGCTCATTGGCGAAAGCATGGGTGGCATTAGTGTCAAGAGCTTGGAAGAATGGCACACCGGGTGGTTGGCGTAAGTTACGGGAGATGGTGTTGAGGCGTGATGGCTGCTGCCAAGCATGTGGCCAAAGTGAAGGCCCAATGCACATTGATCATGTGATACCTAAGAGGCTTGGTGGAGGCGATGAATTGGTGAATTTGAGGCAATTGTGTCAAAACTGCAATTTAAGCAAAGGAGGCCGTTTTTTTGAGAACGGACTTACACCCCCGACTCTCCATGGTGTGTTTATACCCCAAAACGAGTCGATAAGTCATGATTAAGGATGAACAGGTCATAGTTGTTGGCCATACGGCTGAAACAGTCTCAGATAGGCTGGAATCGGTTTTTTCGCCGGTAACAGCTCCACGAATCCACTCACCGCTCAATGATTTGCCATCGCGTGGCTTTGAATTGATTGATTTCGCTGACCAGATTATTGAAGGCGGCTTTATGCCATGGCAAAAGTTTCTTGCCGAGCATTCTCTCAAAGTAAAACCCGATGGCCGATACCATCACCCAATTTCGGTCGCGACTGTGGCACGCCAAAATGGCAAGAGCACATACATGATGGCCAGAATCTTAATGGGTCTTTTCCATTGGCAAGAATCTTTGCAGGTCTCCACAGCTCACCGGCTGGTCACATCGCTGGAGCAATTTAGAGCAATTGTGCAGATTGTGGAAAGCCATGATGATCTAGCAAAACGGATCAAGCGGATTAGGTGGCAACATGGAGCCGAGGAGATTGAAACGCTAGAAGGATCGCGATTTATCATCAAAGCTGGTGGATCAGCAGCTAGAGGTTTATCAAAACCCGAAAGCATTCACATGGATGAAATCCGAGAGCTGCACGACATGGAAACATTTGCCGCAATGCGATACACCTTGATGGCTGCCAAAAATCCACAGGTCAATTGCTTTTCCACGGCCGGTGATTCTCACAGCATTGTTTTAAACCAATTGCGCGAGCGCGGATTAGCCGCAGCTAGTGGTGCAGCTGATGATGTGGGTTATTTTGAATGGTCAGCACCGACTGATGAGATTTCACTAGAAAATGCAGCTTTTGCCAATCCCGGCCTCAACATAACAATCCATCCCGACAATATCCGAGCCGTTTTCAATGATCCTCCCGATGTGGTGCAAACCGAGGTTTTAAATCGTTGGGTTCAGACAATCTCAAGCGTTATTGGAGCCAAAGAGTGGCAAGAATGTGGCGATGAAACAATTGACCTTGATGAAGATAAATTGACATGGATGGCCATTGATATTTCACCGGACAGAAAACATTGTGCATTAGTCGCGGCCCAAAAGCTTGGATCAGAGAGCTTTGTGATAAAGCTGCTGCACACATGGGAAAACACCATTCAACTAGATGATCGGGCAATTGCCAACGATGCAGCTAGTTATTGCCGAAAATATCCCATTGAGTATTTGCTTTATTCAAGGCGCACATCTGGAGCTGTTGCAGCTCGAATGCAGCCAGCCGGTATTCCAATCCACGATATGGATGCCGATTATCCGCAAGCTTGCGATGAGCTGTTGGGCGCAATAAATTCCGGGCGATTAAAACACCGAAATCAAAGCTCACTCACAGAGCAAATGCTTTCAGCTGTGCAATTGAGGCGCGGTGATGGCGGTTGGGTTATTGGAAGGCGTGCCAGCCAATCGGCCGTGTGTGCTGCCGTAGCAGCCGCGCTATGCACACACTATGCGACACGCCCGGAAACGGATATAGATATTTTAGTGGGTTGATGCTTGACATTTTGAGAAAATGCGCCCATGGGATTATTTGACCGCAAACGCACAATTGAAGCTGTCGCGCCTATGCGCGGTGCTGACATAGCTGCATCGATTGGCCCGGCTCCAACACTCGATGCGTTTTATCCATTTGGTGGAGCTGATTATCTTGCAAGCCGTGAAGAAGCAATGAGTGTGCCAGCAATTGCACGCGCACGAAATATGATTTGCAATTCAATTGCCACAATTCCAATGCTGACACGCGACAAAACAACAGGTCAGGTTGTTGATCAACCCGTTGTGATTAACGATCCAGATAAGCGCGTGCCGGGAGCTGCATCTTGGTGTTGGGCGGCCGAGGATTTACTTTTCACAGGATTTTCTTATTTTCAAATAATGTCGGAATTTGCCGACACCGGCAGAGTGCGCGAGATGTGGCGGGTTGCTCCTAATCGTGTTGGTGTTTTCTTAAACGACAAAGGCACGCAAATTGAGTATTACACAGTTGATGGAATGCAGGTGCCATACACAGGACTTGGATCACTTGTTGTGTTTTATGGCAATGATGAAGGTTTGTTAAATAGAGCTGGTCGCACAATTCGCGCCGGTGCAGAGCTGGAGAGAGCTGCTGCAATGTATGCACGCGAACCCGTGCCATCGATGGTTTTGAAATCAAACGGCACAGCATTGCCAGCTGACCGCATTGCAAAATTGCTTGACGCGTGGGGCGCAGCTCGCAGAAATCGTGGCACAGCATTTCTCAATGCTGACATCACAATGGAAACTGTTGGCTTTACACCAGAGCAAATTGGCCTCAATGCTGCACGCGAAATCATTGCAACAGAATTAGCGAGAGCCGTTGGCATTCCGGCTTACTTTATTGATGCGCCGACTGGATCATCCATGACCTATGCAAACGCCAGCACGGCGCGTCAAACTTTGTTGGATTTCTCATTATTGCCGTTGATGAACAGCTTATCCTCAAGACTTTCAATGCCAGATTTTACGCCATCAACGCAGCGCGTTGAATTTGATTTGAAGGCATACCTACGCGGCTCAGAGAAAGAGCGTGCAGAGATTTACAAAATTTTATTTGACATCGGGGCAATTACCACCGATGAAATTAGACAAATGGAGGATATGATCTCATGAAGCTAACAACACCGATGGAAATCACGGCAGCTGATTCCGATTCTCGGACAATCACCGGCCGCATAGTTGCATTCAACGAGCAAGCAAATGCGAGCACAGGCAAAGTCACTTTTGCCCGTGGATCAATTGTGCCTCAAGATGTTTTTTTAAACCTTGAGCATGACAACACACGCAGAATTGGCAAGAGCATTGCCATGAGTGTGAATGACAAAGAAATGACAGCGACTTTTAAGATTGCTAACACGACAGCCGGCACCGATGCGCTCACAGAGGCAATGGAAGGCTTACGAGATGGATTCAGCATTGAATTGGCCGTTGATAATTATGAAATGCAAAAAGATGGCACTATGAAAGTTTTAAATGGCCAGCTCAAAGGCGTTGCATTAGTTACCGAACCAGCCGTGCGATCTGCACGCGTTTCAGAGGTAGCAGCATCAGAAGATTCTGAAACTGAAACAGTTACAGAGACAACAAACCCAAATGAAGGAGACAAAGTGGATAACACTACCGAAAACACCGCTCCTGCCGCTGAACCGGTAGAGGCTCCAGCTGAGGCTGTGCAGGCATCACGACCTGCTTATTACACAGCTCCACGATCACCAATTGTGTCAAAGGTTTCATACCTTGAGCACTATCTAAAGGCAACAATTCTTCATGATGAAGATTCACGCCAATATGTAAAGGCAGCAGATAACACAACAGGAACAGCACCCGGAATGGTGCCAACACCACAAAGCACACAGGTTGTTAATGCATTGGCTAACGCTGATCGCGGAATGATTGATGCGCTAAGCCGTGAAACGCTTGTGGGCGAAGGAATGACTTTCGAAATTCCGCGTGTAACTGCTGTGCCGACTGTGGCCAATGTGTCAGAAAATGCAGCTGTCACAGAATCATCATTATCAGCAACATTCTTGAGCGTACCTGTTCAAAGCTTCAAAGGCCGTGCAATCTCGACAGTTGAACTCATTGATCGCAGCCGTCCAGAATATCTAA